TTAAATAGGGGCATACGTGCATCATTCTCTTTCATAAAGCTGTTATCCACCGCTTCAGTCTGGGACTGTGTCTGATTATTGAAATAAGCAGAACGTTGGCTAACAAACTCTTCTGGTGTCTTACAAAGCATCAGACCACCTACTTCCACTGAATCTGGAATTCGGCTGTTTTTGTCTGTGAATAGCCTTAGTTCAGGATGCTCCGACAATTTGACGGGTTCCCAACCTTCTCGCATTTTGGAAGAAACATTAGTGGCATCAGCTTGACCAGCCATGCTTGTACGAATCCAACGATATGCCCATCCGGGTTCTTTCGTAATCTCAGGCAATAAAGCAGCTGGTGCCCATTGCGCTTGACGTTGAAAGGTTTCGCGGGTTTCTAACTCACGGTTTTGTCTAGTATCTGTCATTATCTGTTCTCCAATTTTAATGTCTCACGTGCATATTGCTCGGGTGTTAGATTAAACTTTTTAGCCAAGGCTAATTGAGTTTTAGTCAAGTGTACTTTTTTAGGCGCGGTACTACGCGAGGCCGGTGCAACAACGGTTGACGGTTTTTTGCGTTGGGCGGGTGTTTCCACGTCCAGCGAATCATCCCCGAAATATTCTGGGAATCGTTTGCGCATCGTTTTATCGATGGTAGTGTAGTACTCTTCTGAAGAAGGGTTAGTACCTGCCCTTACTAGCTTCTCATGCAACCCCAAAGCGAGGCTAGTCATTTCTTCATCTTTACCAAACCAACTGTTCTTATCTTGCCAGGCAAGAGCTTTTCGGTCAGGTTGGGCTACTTGGGGTCGTTCAGGTTGTATATATACATCATTTTCTTCTGTTTGTAAAGCATTATCATACTGAGGTCGATAATTTTGTGCTTGTGTAAGCTTATATTGCGCTTCATTCATACGTTGTTGCGCATCTATAATTTTATCTGTGTCACCTGAATCATATGCTTCACGATAATCTCGTTTAGCTAAATTCATCTCGTATTCAGCAGATGTTTTAGAAGCTTGTATAAGTGATTGTTCACCAGAAGTTAAACTTGATTTTAATCGTTTATTCTCTTCTTGTACTGTTTGAGCGTAGCGAATAGCCTCTTCGCGCTCGCGGGCAGCAGCTTCTTTGTCTCGACGCTCATCATGATACACCTTACGTAACTGCGCCATCCGTTCTTTTACACGATCTGAGTAGTCAGTTAAATCATCTTTCTCTAACTCTTCTACTATTTCTTTTGGAAGCGGCTTACGATCTCGGTCTTGCGGGGGTGTGTCATCAATGATATCAATTTCTACTTCTGTATCATCGTCTTCAAGTGTAATACTAACTTCTTCTTTAGTATCTACTGGGGAAACTTCCTTTTCATCAGGAAATTCAAATTCTTCGTCAAACTCTGCTTTAGCCATACTTATCTCCTATGCGCGACTATAACCACGGGGGTCTGCTACTACACCCTCGACAGTATCATCGTTGATTATGCGGAATTCTCTTCCGTGAATTTTAAAACGAGTACCTGCATATGCTCGGGTAAGGACAAAGTCGCCCTCTTTACACCATGCACCTGTAGGAAACTTCGCTTCTTCTTTGTAGCAAAGGTCGCCCATTTTAAGGACAAACAATACTACGGTGCCATTCTCCTCAATACGTTTAGTATCAGATGCTTTAGCAAGCCCACTCTCGTAGGTGTCGCTAGCGTCGGGTACTGCACATAGGATTCGATAGCCTTTTGGTTCTGGTAGTTGTGAGGCTTTTTCGGCATCACCAAACTCTCTTGCATCTGCTACCATTTCCGATAGGTCAATTGCTTGACCTAGGTTGACGTTAGTCATCAAAGTTCTCCATGTTTTTTGCGAGGTCTGCAATTAAAGACTGCGCGGTAAGTAGACCTCGAACCATACCGACAGCTTGTTGATAGGCACCGAAATCCTTAGCGGAACCGTCGCCAAGGGATTCGATAATTGATTTGCGCCGTTCTTCGATTTGTGACATCAAATACTCTAGCGATTCGTTCATTTTTATTCCTCTTTAGGTTGTTTAGCTTGATTAGCTTGTTGACTTTTAGCCATATCTATACCAATTCGAACACCTTCAGCCTGTTGTTGCTGTTGAAACTTAGCGGATTCTTGATCCATCTTAGCTTTTTCAGAAGCAGATTTAACGCCGATTTGTGCACCGGCTTTACGCTCTTCAGACTGAATACGCATGATATCGACTTGAATTTTAGCTTTATCTACTTCAATATCGGCTTGTGTTTTTTGAGCTTTGATTTGTATCTCTTGTGCTTTAAGTTGTAGCTCTTGTTGCTGCATTTGAACCATCGGATCTTGAGCTTGTTGCTGCGCCTGTTGCTGTTGCGCTTCTGATTGATTTTTCTGCAATAACTGTTGAGCCGCTTGAGCCACTAAACGAGATAACTGAACTTCTACGTTTTCATCTAGCTTCTCATCCATAGGCGGTAATGATGTACCTAATTGGTCTTCAAGCTGTTTACGGTATGCAAACGCGATATGTTCAGTAATATGAGCTGTAAAGGCTGCTTGAACAGCTTGTGCCTGAGGACTTTGACCAATCAACGCCGCTATTTTGGGGTCCTGCATTGCAGCCATATGTACTTGTATGTGAGCTTCGTGATCTTGGTATATAAACGCTTTTGCAGGTTTACCGTTCATCAAGTTCATGTTCTCTGATACAGGGTCTTTGGGGTTCTCGTCATCTGCAGCTGGAATTAGCTTACCGATGTTCTTAACACCCAATATCTCTAGCATCTGTTTATTCAACTCAACCATATCGTATATGCCTGGGTTGCCCTGTGCCATCTGCATAACAGCTTGGTATTGCACAACCTTTTGAGACATTGTTGCTGCGTTAGGGTCAGATACTGGGATAACTTCACAGCAGTCGTAATCAGACTGTTTAGCGCGTGGGCTGCCTTCTACTGGTTCATAGCTATACTCTTCTGGCGTATAGTCACGGATGATTCCAGCGATTAGCTTGAACTCTTGCTTCATCGCATAGTGAACACGAGCTTGTACTGCTGACATTACCTTTAATGTACGCTCTAATATAGCCAGTGTGGTACCTACGGGGCTGTTTGCTGACATGTCTGATACTTGCATATCTGCAGCATTAGCGAACGCCTTAGCGTCTATAATAATTTTGTCCATCAAGCCAGCTAGTACTTGTGATGGCTCTTTGTATGGCAATGGCATGATGTTGTCACGGATAGCGCCTGACGGTACATCTACATCACGGAACTCTGCTGGAGCGATAGGAGTGTCGTCGCCCTTGATACGTAGACCACGGGTCTTGAAGCCGCCTGGTAAGTTGCTTAGCGTACCAGCATCCACCAATTGACGTAGCAACATAGTACCTGACTTAGCTGACGCACCGATTAAGTGGATTAAACCGAACGCATAGAAGCCAAAACCTGGAATGTAGCTATAATGTACGAAGTGTTGACGTTTTTGTTTAGTCTTGTCGTCTGGGTTCCAGTTACGGCGGATAGCTAGGATGTCACCTGTGCTGCGCTCCAGTGTAACCACATACGGTAGGGCTATGCCTGTAGGCTCGCCATCGTCATCTACATCTTCATAACCTGGCAAGTCCAAGTCAACGTGCATCTCAAGAAGCTTGTAGCGGTCGTCCATTGTGGCGTTGAAGCCCATCTTCTCCGCAATCTTCTTCTCAACTTCTTCAATCTCGTGTGATGGCTCACCTAAGTCAATGTCACGATAGAACCCAGCCACTTGTAGGCGGCGTAGTTCATTCTCTGTCTTACGCATAACGTGCGTAACACGCGGCGCTGTTTGTAGGCTTGATGCACCGTAAGGCACAACAATGTCTTCTGCCGGTACAAATATAGATACTTGACGCTCTAGTGATGGGTCATAATATATCTTTTTAAAGGCGTTACCGCTTAATCCTAGGCCCCACAGCATGCGTTCGTGCTCAGGGCGGTACTCTGGCATTGCTTCGGTTAATTGGTAGTTCATATCGTCGCGTACGCGCTCTGACGCTTCTTCTTTGTCAGGGGTTTGCTTACCGATAATCTGTGTTTTTACTGGACCCGCTGCTGGGAACGTCTCCATCATCGTTTCTGCTTGAAACTTAACTAACGCTTCTGATAGAATTGGGTGGTAGACACTACATGCACCTGGCCACGGCTCGGTACGGTCTTCTATTTTCATTCCCAATAGCTCAATACCGTCAACGTAGGTGTTTAGCCAGTCTTTACGGGAGTCAACGTCAGTCATATAGTCACCAAGCAAGTCACCTGACAGCTGTGCTAAGTCACCTTCGTTCATTACTTCAGCTAAGTTGGTGTTGAACTCATCGTCATACTCGCTTTCTGGCTCAATTTCAATAGTCATACCACCTGCGGTAATCTCTACGCTTTCTGGGTCTTCTATTTCAATCTCAATATCTGGCTCTGGCATAGCTGCTGCCAAATCTTCTAACCCCTGGGGGGCTGTGTACAGCCCTTTGTCTATATCGCCTGCCATAATTTATCCTTTATATTGCATATAATCTTTTTTGGTTGTAACTTCTGAACTCTCTTATTTCGTCTTCCTCGTCATTAGGCAGTCTAATAAACCCACCTTGACGGAACCTCATCAATGCCATTGTTGTTGAGTCGACTAAGTCATCGTTCGCGCCACTAGGGAAGTCATTACA